TACATGAATTACCAGATAATGTATGAAATGGAGGAGTATGAGCCTGAGTTTGACCAGATGCTTTATTACTTGGGTTTAGCAGGGAGTGCATTTAAGAAAGTATACCGCGATGAAATGCTTGATAGGCCAGTAAGTAAGTTTGTGCCAGCCGAGGAAGTGGTTGTTCCGTATATTGCTACTGATCTACAGTCTGCAGAGCGGATAACTCATGTGATAAAGATGTCACAAAATGAGTTGAAGAAGCTACAGCTTTCTGGTTTTTATATGGAAATGGATAGTGAGAGCAGTGCTTCCCCTTCTACGGATGATGTACAGACTGCCTATGATGATATTGAGGGTGTAAGTCCGTCATATAATGATGAACAGTTTACATTGTACGAATGTCACTGTTTCTTAGACCTTGAAGAGTATACAGATAAGGGTGATGATGGCGAAAGTACGGGATTAAAACTGCCTTATATCGTAACTGTATGTAAGGATACAGGCGAAGTGCTGTCCATTAGGCGTAATTACCTACAAGATGACCCTAATAAAGATAAAATTCAGCACTTTGTACAGTATAAATTTACTCCGGGACTTGGTTTTTACGGTTTTGGGCTGATACATTTGCTTGGTAATTTATCTAGAACGGCAACGGCTAATTTACGCCAGTTAATTGACTCTGGTACATTGGCAAATATGCCAGCAGGGTTTAAAGCTCGCGGTTTGCGGATTGCAGATGAGCAAAGCCCATTAAATCCAGGAGAATTTAGGGATGTTGATGTTCCAGGAGGTGATTTAAAAGCATCTTTAATGCCATTACCGTATAAAGAGCCTAGTGGAACGCTGTTTCAGTTGATGGGTTTTGTTGTTGATGCTGCACAACGGTTTATTGGCACGACTGATATGGGTGTTGGGCAGGGTAACCAAGAAATGCCTGTTGGTACAACCATTGCGTTGCTTGAAAGAGGCAGCCGTATTGTTTCTGCAGTGCATAAACGATTACATGCGTCATTAAAACAAGAATTAAAAATGTTAGGTGGATTATTTGCACAAGATCCACGGCCTTACCCTTATGATACAGGTGTAGATGGGCAGATAAAGAGCCAAGATTTTGATGGCAGGATAGATATTTTGCCAGTAAGTGACCCGAACATTTTTAGTATGTCACAAAGGGTTGTTTTAGCACAAGAGCAGTTAAAATTAGCGGTAGCGGCCCCCGATATGCACAATTTGTATGAAGCATATCACCGTGTATATGAGGCATTGGGTGTGAATAATATTGATCAAATATTGAAACCCGAACCCGAACAACGTCCCATGGATCCCACAATGGAGAATATGGAAACGAGTAATGTGGCTAATGGGCAGGGTAAATTACAAGCTTTTCCAGAGCAAGACCACGATGCCCATATTGCGGTGCATTTAGCCTATATCAATAGTAGGGTTGCTCAGATGCAGGCACCTGTAGCGATATTACTAGAAAAACATATTTACGAACATTTAGGTTTAAAAGCTAGGATAGTTGTACAGCAACAGATGCAGGGACAACAGGTTTCGCCAGAACAGCAAGAAGCTATGATTGCTCAAACGCAGGCACAATTAATCACACAATTCCAGCAATCAATGCCTCCAGCACAAGAGGAAGACCCACTTGTCAAGATCAAGCAACAAGAGTTAGCATTGCGTGAGCAGGAAATGATGGCTGACCAGCAAACAGACCAAAGAAAATTACAGTTAGACCAGCAAAGACAACAGCAACAATTCCAGTTAGGCCAAGATAGGATAAACAGTACAGAGGATATTGCACAAATGCGAGCAAGGATTGCACAACAGAAAAATGCTAACACTAGAGGTTAGTTATTAGTGCCTTATTTGATTAGTAATATCCCGCACTTTAATTGTTGGGTGCGGAGGGAGTTTACTTATAACCATATGGATTATCATGGCGAGTTTCTCCATGCAGTTGCTTTTGCCGTAAATACAATACCTGATAGGTCGTTAAGTTTTCAGGTTGTATTTACAGGTTGTGAAGAGCTAGAGGAACCAAGCGAAAATGTACATGGCGGAGCTATGTGGGCAAGGATGCCAATAGAAGGATTAGTTGCAGATATACCATTGCAGGAATGGCCTGAGCCAATGTTGAATCATTTATGCCAACCTTGGGATTGTGAATCTAGAGACCATAGTGTTGTTATTATGGATCGTGTCAGCTCTTCACCGTGGATATGTAAAATAGATGGTGAGTTTTACACTGGTAAATATATGTTTACTGTAGATTATACAGGTAATGATATAGCAGATGATCCTGCCCAACATAAACAATCCCATGTAATTTATTTAACTGATGCAGGTGAGTGGACTGGTAATTTTGTAGCATTGCCTAATAATAGGGTGCGAGCTACTAGTCCAGCTCTTTGGCGTACAGGCGAGGGCGCTCCTAATTTTGCACCATCGCAATGGGTACATTCTGCAGAGGACCATGAATCTTATTTAGACCCTGTTACTACGTTTGATAATTTGTATTCTGATAATAGGAAGAAGAGGAAAAAAGCATGACTCCAGCAAAAGATTATGATGGCGATGGACAAGTTTCTATTGAAGAGGAACAAGCCAGCGATGCCCATGATAAACAAGAAACGCAGAGATATATGGCTATTTGTGCGTTTGCATTGATGGTTTGCATTACAATCCTTATGTGTACCCCTGTAATACCAGAAGCTCGGGTTACAGCATTAAGTGGATTAATTAGTTCTATGTATTTTGCTCTTGCCAGTTTGTGCGGTGCATACATGGGATTTACAACATGGGCGAATAAAAAATGATAAATTTGTTAGGCTCATTAGTCCAACCTGTTACAGGATTGCTTGATAAATTTATAGAAGATAAAGACCAAAAGAACCAACTCGCGCATGAAATATCTACAATGGCAGAACGCCATGCTCAAGAGCTTGCTAAAGGCCAGCTTGAGATAAACAAAGCGGAGGCACAAAGCCGTAACATTTTTGTAGCAGGATGGCGTCCTTTCATTGGTTGGACGTGTGGCGTAGCAATGGCGTATAATTATGTTGTGCATCCAATATTGATTTTTACATTAGCACAATTAAATTATCTTGTTGCGTTACCTGCACTTGACTTAGGTGAAATGATGCCTGTATTGATGGGAATGTTAGGGTTGGGTGGCCTCAGAAGTTTTGAGAAATATAAAGGGATAAGCAAATGACGTTTATATTATCCGCAGCAAGTAAAGCTAAATTAGAAGGTGTAAACAGCCTGTTAGTCAAAGTAGTACAAAAAGCGATTACTGTATCTACGGTTGATTTTGGCGTTATTTGTGGTAGGAGAACAATAGAAGACCAACAATCTTTGTTTGCTAAAGGTGCAACAAAAACGATGAAATCAAAACATTTAGATGGCAAGGCTGTTGATTTGATGGCTTATATTGATGGTCGAGCTTCTTGGGAAATAAATGTTTATGATGAAGTAGCAGATGCAATGGCAGAAGCTGCTCGGGAATGTAATGCCGCTGTCCGTTGGGGCGGCGCTTGGACTACAGCAAATATAGCTGCATGGGAAGGTACAATGGAAGAAGCAATGATGAATTATATAGATATTCGTAGGGGGGAGGGTAAACGACCATTTATCGATGGCCCACATTTTGAGTTAATGTAATGTCAGAGCTTTACATATACGAAAAAATGTTGAAGAATATCCGCGAACGGAAAGATGTGGTAGCAGATGCCCTATGTCATGGGCCTGTACCAGATTTTACCGCATTCAAGGAACTCCGCGCAAAACTCGCGGAACTTGCAATAACAGAACAGGATCTTAGAGACCTGCTAGAAAAGGTGGAAGATGATGAGTAAAACACTATTGGTCCCCGATCATTATGTGGACCAAAAACCAAAAGAACCCCCAAAAACAAAACAGAAGATAGGTGTTCTAGAAGAAGCATACGTTCGTGCTGAAGATCGTTTTTTAGACCCTTCAAAAATTACAGATACTGTTATGGGTAGATTGCCAGAACCTACAGGGTGGCGAGTTTTATTGCTACCGTATCAAGGTAAAAAGCAAACGGATGGCGGTATTTTGTTGCCAACAGAGGTTAGAGAGAAAGAAGCATTAGGAACTGTTTGTGGTTACGTGCTGAAAGTAGGGCCTCTGGCTTATTTAGATGCAGATAAGTTTGGTGAAAACTCAGAGCCTTGGTGTAAAAAAGGTGATTGGGTTATTTTTGGAAGGTATGCAGGCAGTCGGTTTAAAATAGAAGGTGGTGAGGTTCGTCTTCTTAACGATGATGAAATCTTAGCTCGTATAACTGATCCTGACGATATATTACATTATTAGCACGGAGTGAAAAATGGCAGAGGCTGAAACACAACAAGAAATAGAGTTTGAAGAAAATGCAGAAGAAGCAAAAGAGGCAAAGGTAGAGGTAGACTTTTCTGATCAAAAACAACCTGTTGTTGAGGTTGTAGATGAGCAACCAGAACAAAAAGATACTGACGAGTTAGAGCAGTATAGTGAGGGTGTAAAAAAACGTATAAATAAGCTCACAGCAAAAATGCGAGAATCAGAGCGACGTGAACAAGCTGCACTTGTATTTGCAGAAGCAACTAAACAGGAGCTTGATAATCTCCGCAGAAATGCAAATACTTTAGATACCTCGTATGTTTCAGAGTTTGAGAATAGAGTTACGGCTGAAAAAGAGCTTTGGAAAACTACATTAAAAGAAGCTATCGACCGTGGTGATGTTGATGCCCAAGTAGAGGCACAAGGTAAACTTGGTGAGTTAGGTGTACACTCAGAACGAGTAGCGCAAGTCAAAGCGCAAAAACAACGACAAGCTCAACAACCCGTTCAACAGATTCCTCAATATCAACCGCCCATGCAACAGGCTCCTGCACCACCTGACCCCAAAGCATCTTCTTGGGCATCAAAAAATGAGTGGTTTGGTGCAGATGAGCCTATGACATTAACCGCATTTAGTATCCATAAAGCTTTAGTTGATACCGAAGGGTATGATCCACAGAGTGATGAGTATTATAATGAGGTTGATAAAAGAATGCGAGTTGAGTTTCCGCATAAATTTTCGGATACAGGCTCTCAATCTCGTAATTCTGGTCCTGCGGTTGCCAGTGCAAACCGTAATTCTAGTAAATCAAAACAACAAAAAATCAAACTTACAAAATCTGAGGTTGCTATTGCTGACAAACTCGGTGTAAGTTATGAACAATATGCGAGGCAGAAACAACGCCTCCAACCTTCGTGAGGAACTCTAATGTCTGAAAGAAACCCACGCACTTCCCAAACAAGGGAAAAACAGAGCCGAGCTAAACCTTGGCGACCCCCGTCTCAATTAGACGCACCACCAGCCCCAGAAGGCTATCATCATCGTTGGATCCGAGCTTCGGTTATGGGGTACGACGATAATAAAAACCTTTCTGCTCGCCTCCGCGAAGGCTTTGAACTTGTTCGCGCTGATGAGTATCCAGATTTTGAAGCCCCTACAGTCCAAGATGGCAAACATGCCGGAGTGATTGGGGTAGGAGGTCTGATACTTGCAAGGTTCCCTGCTGAAACAAATCGTGAAAGAAACGCATATTTCAAAGAAAAAACAGATGATCAAATGAAAGCTGTGGATAATGATTTGTTGAGGGAGCAACATCCATCGATGCCTATTAGTAAACCTGATAGGCAGTCTCGTGTAACCTTTGGTGGATCCGAAAACGGATCCGATTCTTAATCTTTAATAGGAGAAAAACACATGGCGAATACAGATTCACCATTTGGTCTTCGTCCACATAACAAGATAGGATCTACACCGAACGGCAATGGATTGACGCCTTATAAAGTACAAATTCCTGGAGTAGCAGGTTCATCAAGCGCAATATACCAAGGCGATATGGTGATTCCTCTTACAAACGGTCTTGTAGATGTGAGTGCGGCAGACGGTGGTTCGGTAGCGATTCTTGGTGTTATGGGCGGTTGTCAGTATACTGCTTTGGACGGAACGCCTACTTTTACTAACTACTATCCTGGAACGGCATCTCTTAAATCAGGCACAGAAGCAACTGTGTTTGTTTATGATGATCCCATGCAAGTGTATGAAGTACAGTGTGATGCTTCGCTAACTAATTTAGCAACAGCCACCGCACTAATTCATTCAAATGCCGAGGGTACTAATTTTGGTTCTACAACAGGAAGTGCTAATATTTCAATTGGTGAACTTTCTGTATCCACAGCAGGAGCTACTACTGCGACGGATAATTTTAGAATCGTTGGGTTTAAAGACGTTGAGGGTATTGATTACACCGCAGCAGGTGTTGTCGCTCTTATCAAATTGAACCTTCCCTTCCATGTAGCTACAACCGGACTTTAGGAGGATATGATATGGCTATAGCAAGATCTCAACTCCTTAAAGAGCTTGAACCCGGACTCAATGCGCTTTTTGGAATGGAATATGATCGGTATGATAATGAACATGCCGAAATTTACGAAACGGAATCTTCAGACAGAGCGTTTGAAGAAGAGGTAATGTTATCAGGGTTTGGTAGCGCACCAGTAAAAGGTGAAGGACAAGCGGTTTCATTTGATACTGCTAACGAAGCCTATACTGCTCGTTACACCCATGAAACAATCGCTCTTGCGTTTGCGATAACTGAGGAAGCAGTAGAGGATAACCTCTATGACCGACTTAGCTCTCGTTACACAAAAGCGTTAGCTCGTTCCATGGCAAATACAAAGCAAGTTAAAGCAGCTGCTATTCTAAACAATGCGTTTGATGACACTGTTACTTATGGAGATGGTAAAGAGCTTTGTGCTACTGACCATCCAACTGTAGGTGGTGGTAATTTTGCTAACGAATTGTCAACAGCAGCAGACCTTAACGAAACATCGCTAGAGCAGTCTTTAATTGACATTTCTGCTTTTATTGATGAGCGTGGGTTAAAAATTGCTTTGCAAGGCCGTAAGATGATTATTCCACCAGCACTTCAGTTCGTAGCTGAAAGGTTGATGGCTTCTAATCTTCGTACTGCAACAGCAGATAATGATATTAATGCTGTCCGTAATATGGGAATGCTCCCAGAAGGTTATGTGGTGAACCACTTCTTAACCGATACGGATGCGTTTTTTATCAAAACAGATGCTCCTAACGGTTTTAAACATTTTGAGCGTAGCGCAATCAAAACTTCTATGGAAGGTGATTTTGATACAGGCAATGCTCGGTATAAAGCCCGTGAAAGATACAGCTTTGGCGTCTCTGACCCAAGGTGTGTATTTGGTTCTCCTGGAGCCGCCTAATATTAAGGGGGGATTATTCCCCCCTTTTTTCTTTTATTTATAAATTGTTTCACGTGGAACATTATCCCCCCTTGTGTTCGGGGGATTTTTTGTGTACGGTAACTTATCCCTGACAGTTACATCGTGTAGCTGACACTAGCCAAGACAGGAGAAACAAATGGCTAATACTACTTTTAGCGGTCCCGTTCGCTCAGAAGGCGGTTTTGAACAAGTCACAAAAAGCGCAACTACTGGAGCTTTTACAACTAATTTAGATGTAGACTCTTCGGGCAATCTTCTTACTACAGGATATGTGATTGGTCAAACTCGTATCTATAGACAAACTTCCGCAGATGGCTGGAATGATGCAGCCTATGCCCCTACCATTTCACAAAGAGGCTCTATTTTTCTTTTAGATAAAGATGAAGCAACAACAGTAACTCTACCTGCTGTCACTTCTTCCGACCTTGGTGCTACGTTTACTTTTATAGAAACAGTAGCTTCTAACGCTGCTCGTGCAATCACCACTACTTATGATAATGATTACTTTGTAGGTGGGTTGAATGTAGGAACAACAGCCGCAGAAAGTGGAGCAATCGGTTTTATCGTTGCAGCGGGAACAGATAGAATCCTCACTTTTGACGATAACCTTGCTAACGGTATGGGAGCAGTTGGCTCACACGCAACTTTCACTGCTGTTCTTACAGGGAACACTGGTGCAGGTGGAGGAGCAAAACTCGTTTGGGCTGTTACTGGTTCAGTAGGCTCTGCTGACGCAGATACTGATGGAACAGCAATCTTTACTTAATAAAAAGAGTAGGAGAATAATACGATGTCAGGTTCTGATGTACAAGCTACCTTCATCGCTCCTGCTGTTGCTGACCCAAATGGTATATCTACTGCGGCTACGTTAAGTGGAGCAGGGAACCTTACTATAAATGGGGCTTTGGCAGACGGTGGAAGTGTTACTTTTGATCAGCCGAGGAATGTTACTATTTTAAGTGCGGCTAATGATACAGGAGACACTTTTACCGTTACTGGTACAGATGAAACAGGGGCGGCCCAAACAGAGGCTATTACTGGTGCAAACAGTGACACGGCTGTTGGTACAAAATATTTTTCAACAGTCACTCAAATAGCTTCTTCTGGGGCTACAGGAGGAGATGTTAGTGCTGGATCCGGAACAGCTATTGCGGCTCCTGTTTTCAGAGGCAGTGTGCGTCTGAGAGGTTTATATGTTGTCAATTCAGCAACAGCAGGAACGATTGCTTTTCATGAAGGAAGCAGTTCGGGAAGTATTAAACTTAAATTTAATACTATTGCTGGAGCAAACACTACCTCCTACCCAGACATTCCTGATTCAGGGATACGATGTGCTGGCGGTGGGTATGTTGTTTATACACAAACTCACTTTTCTTCTATGACTGTGTTTTATGCGTAAGGAATCCTATGGCTACAACAAAAGATGTAAAAAGAAGCCCATCTGGTAGGCTTACCTATCGTGGGGTGACTTTTTCAGGATGCAATAAACCTAAACGTACCCCGAACGAGTCGAAAAAATCTGCTGTTTTAGCTAAAAAAGGTAAAAACGTCAAATTAGTGCGGTTTGGTGATCCTAATATGTCGATTAAAAAAGACCAACCTGCTAGAAGAAAGTCATTCAGAGCAAGGCATAATTGCGCTACTGCAAAAGATAAATTCAGTGCGCGATATTGGTCGTGTAAGGCATGGTAGCTATGGATCCAAAAGAGGTATTGAAGTTGCTAGAAAAGCATGAGGCAGAGTGCATCAGAAGATACTCTCATATAGAAAAAGTATTAGACAAACTAGACTTAAGAATGTGGGGCATCGTTGTTTTAATTATCGGTGCAGCTGCTTTAGATAAATTAATTTAATGACTATATCGAGGTCTCAAATGGCAAAACAAACTAAAAAAGGCGGGGGCAAAAAACCTCCTGGACTTTATGCCAATATCCATGCAAAAAGAAAAAGGATAGCTGCAGGAAGCGGTGAAAAAATGCGTAGGGTTGGACAAAAGGGCGCTCCTAAAAAAGGTGTATTTGCAAAAATTAAAAGAAAGACAACATAATGGCAAAAAAAACTAAAAAAGCACCACCAAAGCCTAAAAGTGCTAAAGAAGCAAGATTTCGTAAAGATATGAAAGAACTAGGTAAAGATCCCGAAACGGTTAAATACCTACGAGAGCAAGCTAAACGAAATGGACCTGTAAAAGAAGACCCACCACCTAAACCAAAGAAAAAACCAAAACCAGTTAAAAAAAGAGGAGGGGGAGAAGTGAAATACCCTAAAAAAATGAATCGTGGCGGTAAAGTATCAATGCCTAAGAAAATGTCTCGTGGCGGTAAAGTATCAATGCCTAAGAAAATGGCCCGAGGTGGTGTAGTCAAAGGCCCTTACAGTTAAGGTGTAGTTTATGGCAGTTTCTGGTTCTACTGATTTTGAGCTTGATGTAGCTGAGTACGTCGAGGAAGCATTTGAAAGGTGTGGCCTCGAGGTACGCACAGGTTATGACCTGACGAGTGCGCGTAGATCTTTAAATTTATTGTTTGCTGATTGGGCTAACCGTGGTCTTAATAGATGGACAATAGAGCAAGCTACGTTGCCTCTAGCTTCAGGTATAGCTATATACCCTGCTGGAACACTTACTATGACAGTTGCAGCTAGTGGTTCCTTTTCAGTAGCAGAAACAATAACAGGAGGTACGAGCGGAGCTACAGCAAGTATAACCAGCATCCGCTCTTCTACTGCCATAGATATTACGGTGCCAGATGGAACTTTTGCAGCATCAGAAACAATAACAGGAGGTACGAGTTCAGCTACCACTACTGTTTCTTCTGCTATATCTTTAACACCGATACAATCTACTGTTGATATACTGTCTGCTGTGATTAGAACAGGAACTGGCTCTGGTCAAACAGATGTTGCTATAAGTAGAATTAGTAGAGATGCTTTTATTAATCTTGCAAATAAAAACAGCACCTCACGCCCTACGCAGTTTTATATAGATAGATTGATTACTCCTGAAATAAAACTTTGGCCTACTCCTGATAATAATACCTATACGTTAGTTTACGATAAACTTACTCGTATTGATGATGTAGATAACCCACAAAACACAGTGGATGTGCCGTTTAGGTTTTACCCTTGTTTATCTGCAGGGTTAGCTTATTACGTTTCTTTGAAACGAGCGCCACAAAGAACCCAACTTCTTAAAGCAGTATACGAAGAAGAGTTTGAGCGAGCAGCAGCTGAAGATAGAGATAGAGCAAGTTTGAGTTTAACCCCTAGTCGTGATTATTATACGTTTATAAGATGAAGTATGTTTCTGGAAAATACGCTAGAGCGATTTGTGATAGGTGTGGGTTTGAATACCCATACACCTCATTGCAAAAAGAATGGAATGGCTTAAAAGTTTGTACAGATTGTTTTGAGCCTAAACATCCGCAATTAGAGCCTCCCCCACCACCATTTGAACCAGAAGCATTGTATGACCCAAGGCCAGATAGAGCGGAGGGCTTAGATGTTTTTGTTGGACAAAAAACATTCCCTGTTTTGTCAAATGTTTCCACACATGCAATTACTTCTATTGGTAAAGTAGAGGTTGTCATATCATGAGTTTTACATATACCACTCTTAAAGATGCACTTAAAAACTACACGCAAAACACAGAAACTGTTTTTCTTAACTCTATGGATATGCTTATCCGTTTAGCAGAAGAGCGTATTTTGAAATCAACTCAATTAAATGTGTTTCAAAAAAATGTAACCGGAGCTCTTTCCTCAGGTAATGAGTATCTAGCTGTCCCTAGTGATTTTTTATCGCCACACTCACTTAGTATTACTAACAATAGTTTGTATGAGTATTTACAATTAAAAGAGTTAGAATTTGTCCAATCGTATAACCCTAATTCTTCCTCAACAGGAACCCCCAAATACTACGGACAATTTGATGTCGATTATTTTGTTTTAGCTCCTACTCCTGATTCAACGTATACGGTGAGTTTAAGCTATTTTTATAGGCCCACTAGTTTGACTCAAAGTTTGTACCTTTTAAGTTTAAGCACTGTATCAGGCACGTTTGTTGTTGGTGAAACAATAACAGGGGGCACGAGTGGGCAAAGCTCCACAATATCTGTTGTTGAAAGTGCAACAAGCTTAACGGTTGGAATACCAAGTCAAAATTATACTGTTGGTGAAACAATAACAGGGGGCACGAGCGGTGCGACTGCTGTAATTACTGCCGTTGGTGCAGACACAACAAATAGTTGGTTAAGTGAAAATGCTGAAGTTGCATTATTATATGCTTCTCTTTCTGAGTGTTACCTTTTTATGAAAGGTGAACAAGATATGATGAATATGTATAACCAAAGATACGGAGAAGCAATCAATCGTCTTAAAAACTTTGGAGAAGCACTTGAGGTTACAGATGATTACTCCGCAGGGTATATAAAGAAGGCTAGAACGTAATGTTTACAGATAGTTTAAATTTATCGAATAATTTTCAAGTTGAAGTGCATACTACTAGTAATAGAGGAACTTCCCCTGAAGAGGTTGCTTCTATGTGTGTTAAAAAATTGGTTTTTGTTTCTGATAAAGCAGAACCTGCTATAAGAGACCAAGCTCGTGCATTTAGTGCTCATATTGAGAAAGTGATTGCTTCTTACATGAAACAGGCGGTACAAAGTGATAGAACGACAGTTTTTAACGCTTTAGTAGACGCAGGACACCCAGAACTAGCTGAACTGATAAGGAGACTTTAATATGGCGTTTAGTGGGAATTTTATGTGTAGCTCTTTCAAAAAAGAGTTGCTTTTTGGTGTACACGATTTTGATACTTCTGCTTCAGGAGATACATTTAAACTCGCTATGTATACTAACAGTGCTTCGTTCACAGCAGCAACGACTGCGTATACCACAAGTAATGAAGTTTCTGGCACAAACTACAGTGCAGGAGGGGGAACTCTTAACTCAGTAGACCCTACTGTTTCAGGAACAACAGCGTTAGTTGATTTTGATAATTTAGTTTTTTCAAATGTTACTCTTACTGCTGTTAGGGGAGCATTGATCTATAATACTAGTCCTGATACTACTTCTATTTCTGTTACTAACCCTACAGTATTAGTTTTAGATTTTAGTGCAGATAAAGCGGCAAGTTCTGGTGATTTCACTATTATTTTTCCTGCCGCTGATGCTTCAAATGCGATAATACGGATTGCTTAAATGGCCGATGCTGTTGTTCCATATTTAGGTTGGGGAAGCCTTAGTCAAGCGTGGAACACTGGAACGTGGAATACTGATACAAATTCAATCATACCTGTTGCAACAGGAGCTTTTTCTGCTTCTAGCGTAACAGGAGATGCAAATTTTACGATAACTACTACAGATATTGTAGGAACTGGAGCATCAGGAACGGCCTCTACCGCTATAACAGCAACAATTACTGTTACAGGCATCGCAGGAACTGGAGGTTTATCTGCAGTTAGTATAACAGGAGATGCAAATTTTACGATAACTACTACAGATATTGTTGCCACTGGAACGGTTAATGGTGTTACTGTAACAGGAGATGCAAATATTCCTATTGAAGTTACAGGAGCTGGCGCAACGGCAATCGTAGGGGTAGGGTTTGTTTGGGGTCTCAATTTACCTAGTCAAGACCCTAATTGGCAAGAAATAGCTGCATAAGGAGTTAATATGAGTACATATGTAAATAATTTAAGATTAGAAGAAATAGGCTCTGGAGAACGTTCTGGAACATGGGGAACAGCAACAAACACTAATTTAGAGCTAATAGGTGAGGCTTTTGGTTATGGCACAGAAGCATTAAGTGATGCTTCTACTGCTACTATTACAATGGCAGATGCAGCATCTGACGGTGCAAGAGCTATCTATCTCAAACTTACAGGATCGTTAGGACAAAACTGCACAGTTACTTTAGCTCCTGACACTATTTCTAAAATATGGATTATAGAAAACGCTACTACAGATTCAGGTTCTAGTGGGCCGTACTCTACAATTATTAAACAAGGAAGTGGCGGTGGGGCGTCAATCACTATTCCAAACGGCAATGTAAAAGTTATTATTACAGATGGTGGTGGTTCTGGTGCTATTGTTTATGATGCTTTTACAGATTTGAGTTTAGCAGGAACAACCCAAGCCGTTACTTTAAATGCTTCTACTAGCGTACAAACACCTTTAATTGAGTTTACTGATGGTGATGATGCAATAGGGATTGCAGATGGCGGTTTGCTTACAATGGCGAAAATAACTGCTATAGGAGGGACTACTCCGGGGACAGGAGTATTCACGACATTGACCGGAACAACTATCACTGCTTCTACCGCTATTGTACCAGATGCCTCTGGTGGAGCTGATATAGGGACGAATTCGTTAGAGTGGGGTGACATTTATATTGCTGACGATAAGCAAATTAAATTTGGAAATGGTCAAGATGTCACAATGGAGTATGATGAAGATGGTACGGACAGTTTGCTTGTAACAGGAGATATGACCATTGCTGATGGGTCAAATGATTTTACTATTGCTTCCCATGATGGTACTAATGGGTTAATATTAGGTTCCACTCTAGTTACTGTTGGAGCAGCAGAAATAAATTCAGCGGCAAGTACTGGAAAAGCGATCGCAATGGCAATGGTTTTCGGGTAAAGGAGATAAAATATGGCAAACCCAAATATTGTAGCGGTTTCATCGATATACGCTAATACCGTATTTGATGCGGACGTTGCGGCTTCTGCAGTATCACTACTAACTTGCGGATCAGATAAACTTCAAAAAATTAATTCTTTAGTCATAGCAAATATCGATGGAACTAATGCTGCATCTATTGATGTATGGATTACAAGGAGCTCTGCAGATTATTATCTTGCAAAAACAATATCAGTTCCTGCTGATGCAACGCTAGTTGTTCTTGATAAAAATATGGGTCTGTACCTCATGGAAAGCGACATTTTGAAGATCCAAGCCTCGTCAGCAGGTGATCTTTCTGCTGTACTCTCCTATGAGGAAATAGACGACGCTTAATAGGAGCAACAGATGGCTCGGGGAAGAGGTGGCTTTGTAGGTGGTTATGATGGTCTTAGTGTACCTGATGCACCAACTATAGGTGAAGCTACTGCTGGAAATACTCAAGTATCAATAGCATTTACTGCACCTTCTGATGTTGGTGATGATGCTATTACAGGGTATGCAGCTAAAGCCACTGATGGCACAAACACATTTAATGCTACAGGTTCATCTTCTCCTTTAACGATAACTGGTCTTACAAATGGAACTAGTTATACAGGGCAAGTATGGGCTATCAATGATTATGGCGTTAGCCCATTATCTGCTGCTACTTCTAGTTTTACTCCTCAATTGGCTAGAGGATTGTTTATGGGAGGACAATCTGAAAAAAATGAGATAGATTACATTGATATTTCTACAACTGGTAATGCTACAGACTTTGGTAATTTAACTGAATGGAGGCAGTGGCTTTGTGGGTTTGGTAATAGTTCTAGAGCTATTGCATCAGCAGGACAAATAGCAAGTACCATTTATGGAAATAACAGTATGGACTATGTGACGATTGCCAGTACAGGCAATGCGTCAGATTTCGGCGATCTTACAACATCAAGAAAAGAACCAGCAGGTGCGGCAAGCAGTACAAGAGGAATAACTTATTCTGGTAAGAACGGTAGTAGTAGTAATACGAATGTAATTGATTATGTGACGATAGCCTCAACGGGAAATGCAATAGATTTCGGTGATTCAGCTACTATGAGAGGATTAGCAACAGGTAATCTTAACAGCACTACAAGGGCTTGTTTTGCAGGAGGTTATAGTGAAAGTGGCGGTAATAGAAACACAATAGATTATATCACTATTGCCTCTACTGGAAACACTACAGATTTTGGGGATACAGTTGGTGCATCGGCTGGTATGGGTGGGTGTTCAAATAGTACAAGAGGTTTGATGTCTGGCCCTATTTCCGGTCTTACTAATAATAACACAATACAGTATATCACGATAGCATCAACAGGTAACGCTACAGATTTTGGCGATCTTACAGCCGTAGCTAGTTACGGTTCGGGTTGTGCTAGTTCTCTTAGAGGAGTTATGACGCTGGGTACGTCTGGTGGTAGTTACTCTAATGTTATGAATTATGTCACCATAGCTTCAACTGGTAATGGTACAGATTTCGGTGACTTAACAGTTGCAAGAGATGGTATGGGAGCTACCTCTTCTGCTCATGGAGGAACGTAGTAATGGCTCCATCTTATTCAGGCGTTTGGAGACTAAACACTCAGTACCAGTATAGAAGTCAATGGCCTCTTGATCCTAATCTTGAACCAGTAGGATTATTTGCAGGAGGACAAGATTCCTCTGCTGTAATAAACACAGTTCAAAAAATAGTACCGAGTATAGCAAGTGATGCTACAGACTTTGGAGATTTATCAGCAGTAAGACAGGCAACAGCAGGTGGAGGCAGTGATACTAGGTTTATTGTTGCTGGTGGGTATCAGGCTTCAAAAGTAAATATTATAGAATACTTTACTTATACGACAGCAGGAAATGCAACAGATTTTGGAGATCTTGGAGCGACTAGAGATTTACTGTCTTCTACTTCTAATAATACTAGATTTATTACTATGGGAGGAGCCTCTGCAACAGACACAATAGAGTATGTCACCATAGCCAGTACAGGCAATGCCACAGATTTTGGCGATCTCACTGCAACATTAGAAGAAGGTCATGTAGGTATTATATCTAGTTCCACAAGGGGTATACTTGCAGGAGGTAAAAAAGGTGGTAGTAGGGCTAACGTAATTGAATATCTCACTATTGCTAGTACAGGAAATGGTAGAGACTTTGGTGATATGACTGCTGCTAGAAATTTATTAGCAGGTGCATCTTCTACAACTAGAGGATTAATGATTGGTGGAGATACTGGGTCAGGAACAGGAAGCAATGTAATTGATTATATAACAATTCAAAGTATGGGTAATGCGACAGACTTTGGTGATACTAGTGGAAATAGAACGACTAGCGCAGGTCTTGCATCTTCTACAAAAGCAATAGTTGGTGGTGGTAATAACAATGGAGCTCAAACAAATATTATTGAATCAGTTACAATAGCATCCACTGGTAACGCTTCTGATTTTGGAGATCTATTAACAGTAAATACATTTCTTTCAGCAGGTTGTGCTGGTCAAGCATCAGTCCAACCAAATCTTTTACCATCTTTACCATCATCAGGTAACACTGGTTTATATACTTATGCAATCGATTCATTCTTACAATCAATAGATATAGCTTCTCTAGGAAACGGTGTGGCATTTGGTGATATAAGTTATGTATATGTAAATGGAACGTATGGTGCAGCTTCAAGTTCTACTAGATGTTGCTTTGGTGGTGGAGCCTTTACTCCTCCTGGAGGTAGTTTTGCTAGGCAAAATGTAATTGATTTATCCATATTTGCTACAAGAGGTTTAGGTACAGATTTTGGTGACTTAACGACAGCAAGGCAAACAACAGGTGGATCTAATAGTACAAGAGGAATGTATGTAGGAGGACAACCAAGTTCTTATACAAATGTCGTTGACTATATAACTATTGCTAGTGCTAGTAACGCCACAGATTTTGGAGACTTGTCTGCCAATGTAGGTTTTCCTGCTGTTTCTGGAAACACAACAAGACTTCTTTCTTTAGGTGGTAGAACTAGTACCTATATAAATACAATAGAATATTTTACAATATCGTCTACTGGTAATGCAACAGATTTTGGTGATCTTACGCAAGGTATAGGATTTAATGCAGCAACATCAAGTAGCACTAGAGTTGTAAATTGTGGAGGAACTGATGGTAGTTACACTAATGTTATGGATTATGTGACAACGGCTTCAACTGGAAACGCCACAGATTTCGGAGATCTCACTGTTGCAATAGGTCAGGGTGGTTGTTTCGGTAATAAAACTACAGGTATATGGGCTGGTGGATATGTTGGAGACGGCAGTAGCACTGTAAGCACAATGATGAATTTTACAATAGCCTCAACAGGTAATGCCTCAAATTTTGGCGATCTAATAGCTAGTGCATATACAACAGGAGCAGCACAATCTAATGGACATGGAGGCATATCGTAATGACTGAAAGATATTTAGGCTCCATAATAACTGCAACCCCAGTTGAACCATCAGAGGGTTTTGAGAACAGTTTAGCATCTGGTGTGTGGCATTTACGTGATCCACTAATATTTGGTCAGGCAGGTGATTGGCCTACTGCTGGAAATACGACTAGTGTTGGTTTATTTATGGCTGGTTATGTTGGAACTGCTCCAGTAAACATAGTTGATAAAATAGTTCCAGAAACAACAGGTAATGCCACTGACTTTGGAGACACTTCTAATAATACATATCATGGTGCTGGTTTTAGTTCTGATACGAGATCGATTGTTGCTGGAGGATATGGTTCTTCAGCAGCATTGAATGTAATAGAATACTTTACTTTTGCCAGTGCTGGTAATGCTACAGATTTTGGGGATCTAAATTTTACAGCATACGCTAGTACAGGTTTTTCAAACAATGCTAGAGGAATAGATGTATTGGGATACACTGCCTCTCCTTCTGCTGGATATTCGAATGTTCTTGAGTATGTAACGATAGCATCTACAGGTAACGCGACAGATTTTGGTGATACATCAATAGCACAAAGAGGAAATGCAGGTGCATTAGCTAGTACAACTAGGGGTGTTATTGGTGGTGGGTATAATGGGGGAGCCAAAACAAATGTTATCGACTATGTAACGATAGCATCTACAGGTAACGCGACAGATTTCGGTGACTTAACTGAAGCAAGATTTAATCCAGCAGGAGCAGGTAGTAATACAAGAGGTATTTTTGCTGGTTCTGGAAGTGGAACTTATGGAAATGTTATAGACTATATTACTATTGATTCAACAGGAAATGCTACTGATTTTGGCGATACGTTAGAAGTTCGTGATGGTTTAGCTGGTTTAGCTACCTCTACAAAAGCAATATATGGAGGTGGTAGAAATGACTCAGGAGGTAGTACTATAATACAACAAGTTACGATAGCTACTACAGGTGATGCAACAGATTTCGGTGATTTAACTGCTGCTAAAAGTTTTGCTATGGGTGCTGGTTCTGGTGCTGATGCAGTACAAAGTTAAATATTTGACAATAACAAAGGAGTTAATTTGTATGAGTAAAAAAATAAATCAAGTAGCAGTTCAACAAGAGTTGAATATAAGCCTGCCTGCTAATGTTAAACCAGAATACAAAACCATGTTGGCAAACATAAAAGAAAAAATGCCTGCTGTTGCAGAGGCCACATCTAACTTCCACAAATCACACTCACAGTTTATGGGTGTTACTTTAGATGTAACCGCTATTACACCGATTCGTAGTATTAAACATACATTGGCTGAAGTGGATCGTACTAGAGGTGCATTGCAGGAAGCCTTTATTAATATGAAAAAGAAAGAAGTAGAGCTTAAACAGAAAGAACGTGAGTTAGAAGAATGCACAGATGACCTAGACAAAGAAATGTTGGAAGTAGAAATACTGGAAATACAGGGTAATCTAACAAATGGTCAAAATAGTGTGCAAGGTGCTATTCGTAAAATGAATTTTTTTACTAATCAATATGAGAAATTAATGGAGCATCTAGGTAAAGATGAACTTACCGAAGAAGATTACGAATTAGAAGAAGCACGATACCATATAATGACTTGTATGAAACAGGCATTAAACAGTGCTAGACCTAGAGGCGGTCAGATAGATGAGGGTAATTTAATATATCTATTTGATCTAGGTATTAATGCAGCACAGGCACAAGCTGAAGTGTTTGCATATCTTCAGTGGGAGAATAAAGTTCTTAGCGAAGGTAAAGCCCCTGAACATGAAGCAACTGTTAAATGGTTGGAAGGTTGTGCAGACAAATGGGCAGGGTGTCCAGCTAAGTTTGCAAACAGCCGTGGTTTTGATATATATGATCCTAGTTCTGTAACAAACACACGTAGGTTAGAAGCAGCTGAATAAGGAGGCAATTATGGCTTACAAAGTATGTAAATATCGATTGAATGCAGATGGTACAATACCAGATTTTTTACATTTTGGACATGATCCAATGGGTATGCACGGAGTGTATCTGGTAGTAGACAGTGATACTGCTTCTCCTAGAGATAATGTTATGATTGGCATTGTTAAAGACGGTGGTAGTGGAGACTTTGAAGAAATTGCAAGTAAAAATGCTCTTCAAACATATTTAACTTCGGTATCGGGTGATTGGACTGATCCTGATCCAGACGATCCAGAAAAAACCGTAGCATTTGATAATGCAGCTCATGCTAAACGAGTATGGGATGCCTTAGACGCTTGTAATGCTACCTTGTAAAGTGTTTAAATATGCCTTTGACCAAATTAACTTTTCGTCCAGGAATTAACAAAGAAACTACTTCTTATTCTAACGAGGGTGGTTGGTTTGATTCAGACAAAGTGCGTTTTAGAGCAGGTTTTCCTGAAAAAATAGGCGGTTGGCTCAAAAAAGCAGCAGATGCGTTTCTTGGTTCTGCACGAGTATTGCATAATTGGACTACATTAGATGGTGGAACTTTTATCGGTATAGGCACACATTTAAAATATTACCTTTTGGCAGGACAAACATTTTTTGATATTACCCCTGTTCGTTCAACTGTAACAGGAGAAGCTACATTTGCCGCAACTAATGGCTCTTCTACTATAACTGTTACAGATAGCGGTCACGGAGCAATGCTAAATGATTTTGTTACTTTTACTTCTGCTGCTTCTTTAGGGGGAAATATTACTGCTGCGGTATTAAACCAAGAATATCAAATTACTTCTGTTCCTGATAGTAACACTTTTACAATACAAGCTAGAGCAGCGTCGACATCTATACAATCTATTACAACAACAAGTGGTTTAAACCCCTCCCTTGTAACAGCGAGTGGGAGTGATTCAGGTAATGGCGGTGGATCAACTGTTGCGGCATATCAAGTAAATGTAGGTCTTGATGTTGCCGTTCCAGGAGTTGGCTGGAACGCAGGAGCATGGGGCAGAGGCACTTGGAACTCTGATGCAGATATAGCAGTAAGCACAAACAATTTAAGAATTTGGTCACACGATAACTTTGGTGAAGATTTACTATTAAATATTAGAGATGGGCAAATTGCATATTGGGATAAATCAGGGGGAACAGCAGCTAGAGCTGTTTTACTAAATTCACTGTCTGGGTCTACCTCAGCTCCTACGATAGCTAAACAGGTTTTAGTTTCCGATGTTGATAGACATGTGATTGCATTTGGTTGTGACGCTGCTGATAGTATTGGCACTCAAGACCCTTTGCTTATCAGGTTTGCAGATCAAGGCAGTTTGACAGATTGGGCTTCTACGGCTACAAATACCGCAGGTGATTTAAAGCTTGGTGTTGGTTCTGAAATAATTAGAGCAGTCGAAACACGCCAACAAATCCTTGTGTTTACAGATACCAGCGTACATGCGATGCAGTTTATTGGGCCTCCTTTTACTTTTGGATTAAGTACAATAGCAGATAATACAACTATCGCAGGGCCATTAACAGTAATTTCAGTACAAGATACTGTGTATTGGATGGGTAAAAATGAGTTTTATATGTATACAGGCACGATTCAAAGGATGCCTTGTAGTGTACGAGACCATGTGTTTTCTGACTTAAACTGGAATCAAGGCAGAAAAATAGTTTCTGGATTAAACTCCTCTTTTGCAGAAATTTGGTGGTTTTATCCTTCAGAAACAAGCGATGAAAACGATAAGTATGTTGTCTACAATTACGAACAGCAAATTTGGTATACAGGTTCGTTAGCTAGAACAGCTTGGTTAGATAGGGGTATAGAAGCATACCCTGTAAGTGTAGGTACAGACCATTATGTATATGACCACGAAAAAGGTTTTGATGATGGCAGCACAGATCCAGCTTCGGCTCTTGATGCACATATAGAGTCAAGTCAATTTGATATAGGTGATGGTGATCAATTTACCTTTGTTCATCGTCTTATACCCGATATTACGTTTAGAAACTCTACAAATAGTTCACCTTCTGCTTTATTTACTTTGCAAACTAGAGTAAGTCCTGGAAGTGCTTATACACAAAATGACCCTAGTACAATCACACAGACAGTAGCAGAAAGCACCACTACTGTAGAGCAGTTTACAGATTTAGTGCATGTAAGATTACGAGGCAGGTCATTTGCTTTAAAGGTTTCTTCTTCTGATTTAGCAGCAGGCTGGAGGCTAGGCTCGCCAAGGGTAGATATAAGACCAGATGGGCGTAGGTAATGGCTAGGTTATTACCTCCACCACAATTTCCTGTTGCTCCTGCAGAGTACAAAAAAGAATATGCGGATGCTGTAGTAAGTATTTTTAGTGTTTTTTTACAACAGTTTTTGAGTCCTGGAGAAGGTAGAAATACAAATTTAACACTTACTACGTTACAACAAGATGGATTTGGTTTAGAAACAGGAGCTCTTTTTCAAAGGGATGGGTTTGTTAAAATAGTAACAATTGACCATTCTGATGTTAGGGGTCTTTCTGCAACAGGAGATGTAGGCTCGGTTTCGGTGACGATAGGATGAAAGTAGGTTGCGAAAAAGTTTTCTTGACTGTATGCTTCTTGAAGCGTAGTCAGGAATCGCTCCCTGCATAGATGTAAACGATTTAGGATATCGCAATATGCAAGGAATTGAATCTTTAGGTTATGAGGTTAAAGACCAACCGTTAGTTCCTGATGGTGGTATGCAACAACTTAAAGGTGCTGCCGATTTACTTGCAGAGTTTGGCAGAAACGGCGATACGTATGTAGTCCACGCAGCTGAGGGTGAAACAGTTCTTCCGTTAGAGGTTCTAGAAAATAACCCTAAACTTAAGAGTATGATATACCAACAAATGGAAGAGCTTGGGTTACAGCCAGAGCGATATGTTGTTGGTAATGAGATGAACTCATTAAATCCTGTTACAGGACAACCTGAGTTTTTCTTTAAAAAGTTATTTAAGAAAATTAAAAAAATAGGCAAAAAAGTTATCAATATTGCTAAAAAGGTAGCTCCTATTGTTTTGCCGATTGTTGCTCCTTTTTTATTACCTGCTATGCCTCTTTTCCTTACCGCAGGTATTGGCAGTTTGGCAGGTAATTTGATTGCAGGTAATGATTTTCAAACATCGTTGAAGAATGCAGTTATTGCAGGTGGTTTGGCAGGAGCTGGTTCTGCTTTATCTGCAGGTAGTTTGAGCGGTTTTACAGCTTCACCTGAAAGTATGGGTATTCCTGCAAAATTAGGTGAGTTTTTTGGTCAAGCCCCTACTCCTACCCCTGTTTCAGCAATCGGTGCTGAAGCTTTAGGCGTTCCTGCAGGAGAGTTTGGTGGTTCGGCTTTTGGGGTATCATCTAGTTCTCCAATTACAACCCAAGTATTTGCAGATGCTGGATTAGGGATAAGCGGCATGGAGGGTATTACTTTAGATACAGGGTTAGGTAACATAGCTAATCAAGTGGCTAGTGTTGATCCTAATTTAGCAGGGATAGGTGTTGAAGCAGGGCCAGTAGTTCCGTCAGCAGGAAAGGCTGGAGCGATTTTAACAAACCAAGCAACTGCTAGATCTGGGCCTGAATTAGCAAATTTCCAAAGTATAATGGATCAAGCTCAGTTTGGTTCTATCCCACCTGCCGGAACTAATGTA